ACAATTTTTTCATATTTTCTCCAAAGAAATAAAGAGTAATGCCAAGAGACAGAATCGAACTGCCGACACGTGGTTCTTCAGACCACTGCTCTACCAACTGAGCTATCTTGGCTTAGGGAAAATCTTCGCCCTTATACTCTGGGTGAAGATTTTTCATGTTGTCTATACCATCCACCCAAATAATGGCCACGCCATATATCAGAAGAAAAAAAATGATGATGCCCATATTGATGATGAAATCTTTCATAACTTCTCCTTGAAAAGAGCGAGCGATGGGGTTCGAACCCACGACATCAACCTTGGCAAGGTTGCGCTCTACCAGCTGAGCTACGCTCGCAAACTACAAATGCCCTGAGTAGGACTCGAACCTACAACCTGGTGATTAAGAGTCACATGCTCTACCATTGAGCTATCAAGGCGTCAGAGCCACAAGTCGGGATTGAACCGACGACCGCTCGATTACAAATCGAGTGCTCTACCGCTGAGCTATTGTGGCAATACTACATTATTTAGAGCGAGCGATGGGACTCGAACCCACAACAACCTGCTTGGAAGGCAGGGACTCTAGCCATTGAGCTACGCTCGCAAGTCCGCCGGGAGGGACTTGAACCCCCACATCTTTCGCATATAAGGCGACTGCCTTCACCATTTGGCTACCGGCGGATATGCCCCCACTAGGACTCGAACCTAGAACTTACTGGTTAAAAGCCAGCTACTCTGACCAATTGAGTTATAGGGGCCTACATGCTCCGGGCCGGAATCGAACCGGCACGCCTTGTGGGCGAGGGATTTTAAGTCCCTTGTGTCTACCGATTTCACCACCAGAGCAACATGCATTCAGAGGGAGTCGAACCCACACGCCTTGCGGCGCCAGCTCCTAAGGCTGGTGCGTCTGCCAATTCCGCCATGAATGCGCGCCTACTATTCTTCTGTTATTTCTACACCACCATAAAATACAATCTCACAATCCACGCACTCCCATTCAGCATCTTCTGGCCACGTGGCCTCGTTCAATAATTTTTGTTCTTTCTTGGACAAATCTTCCACACCATAACGGTCAGAATAGCATCCATCTGTTAGATTGTGATCCACTCTGTTGTAATCATCAGTGTTCAACGGTTCATCTGGTTGCCACCCATTCTCACGTGGGTCATCTGTGACCCAAACCTCACCCCACCGATACCAAACTTCTTCTTCAAACACAATACGTTTACCGTTTTTAAGCACCTTCTCCCAAACACATTTTTCAGAAACATTTTTCTTTTCTGTGCTTTCAATTTTAAAAGGCATAGGCACCTCAGGTTAAGTTACGGACAGGGAGGGATTCGAACTCTCGGAGCCTCTCAGCTCGGTGCTTTTCAAGAGCACTGCAATAGACCACTCTGCCACCTGTCCTAATTACTACAAACCTCTGTAATATTTACTTCTAGGTCTTCCTTGTTTTTTGTTAGCGCCTTTATAAGAATCTGTTAAAGCGTGACAATTAGGACAAAGAAGTTGAAGATTTTCAATTTTGTTATTGGTAAAATCACCATCAATGTGATTAAGTTCAATAGGTACTTTACCTGTATGTTTATTTACTTCTCCCCATTTACATATTTCACAGCAATTGCCCCTTGTTTCCTTTAGATGGGTTTTTATCCATCCCGCAGTTGCTGTTTTACCTTTCATACCATTATGATTACCTGATAACCATTCAGATATCATTTTGCTACGATAGTCTTTATACTGACAATCCCGTGAACAATACTTACTGCCGTGTATCAATTGTGTTTTGCAAACTATACAAATTTTCATAACTACCTCCTTATTATAGTTACAACTATTTATAATAAGTCGGTTTTACATACTAGCTTACTCTGCCACCTGTCCAGATGCTCTGGGCGAGACTCGAACTCGCAAGGTCGCGGGACCAAAGGTTTTTGAGACCTTCGTGTATACCATTCCACCACCAGAGCAAACTATGGGTAGTGAGGGACTTGAACCCCCGACCCTCGCTGTGTAAAAGCGATGCTCTAACCAACTGAGCTAACCACCCAACTATGGACCTGAACGGGATCGAACCGATGACCTCCTGAATGCAAATCAGGCGCTCTCCCAGCTGAGCTACAGGCCCGTAATGACGTTGAAGTGGGCGGTTTCACCCGCTTTCCTAGTTGAGATAGGCGACCGATTTGCTCAACATTGTCGGCCCTCTAACCACTTGAACGTCTAAATCGGGGATACTACAATCGCACTGCATTGCCCCACTACGACTCGAACGTAGATTCGCGGATCCAAAGTCCGCTGTCCTGCCATTGGACGATAGGGCAATAGTACCGCGTATGGGAATCGAACCCATCTTACCGGAGTGAAAGTCCGGCTTCCTAACCGATAGAAGAACGCGGCATGGACATGACCTACACTTCTGGTTTACCTACCCATTCTGGCAGGTCATGTCATGAACATTGCTGTCTGTTATCAATCAGCACCCACCTTTTAAATATAATACCCTGGGACTCGTTTGTCAAGCCCCAGGGTAAATTGTTACACATCAATCACTTATGACTTTTTGGGCTTTTTCTTTTTCTTGGTTTCTGTTATTTCAGGTAATGTAATCTTGGCACCTAGTTGTGTCAACACTTCTCGCATATTTGGATAAATTTGTAATAGTGTTTGGTCCTTGATATGTACCAGGATGTTGGCTTCCTTCCAGTGCATGCCTTCCAACATTTGCACCCATAATGTTTCTCGCTTAGGTACAGGTATCTTTTCCATAGTTCCGCCTGTTTGATAATTCTTGATTCTGCGGAATTCAGCCCGAGCATCAGTGTTGGCAAAACCATCAGGGACGCTGGTATCAGGCTTGTAGGTGTCAGGCATACCGGTGGGCAACCCATACAATTTTTCAGCATCCAACACTGCCATTCGCATCAATGGTGCAAATGTGGTGTCAATCTTGGCCACTTGTTTGGTTCTGTCCACTTGTTCATCCAAAGTGGCACCTTGAGCAATCCAATCCAGTTTTTCATTCAATAGCATGCTAACGTGTAAATGATTCATATCAAAACTCCGTGATGTGCTCCATGAGATTCTTCATCTTGTGTGCGATGAAATAGTTCAACAGCTGGGACTTGTCTCGAACATCCTTTTGCTGTGTGTAGTTATTTATAATGTTTTTCAGGATGTCCTGAGGAATCATACGAAGGTCCACCAGTTGTTGATTACGCTTGATGGCAGCTTCCTGAGGTGTGCCATACCAATGCGTGACATCCAGCTTCTTCCATTGCTCCAGATCCTTCTTTCGAATAGGCTTCTGACGACCACCTGTCACGAACACATCATCAGGTGACATGAAGTTGGGAACACCATCTCCCTTGTCACCCATCAAGATATGTTCCATCACAATCTCATCAATACCTTCTGTGGCCTTCACCCACTTCTTGTGAATGGGGCTGTACTGTTTCACGTTCTTGTAACGCTGAAGCTGAGTGAAGTCATGGTCACCAGACAAAATCAACACAGGCTGAGGCTCTGCCTCCAACCCCTGCTGAACCAAATCATGGTCCTGAGTCCACATCACCAACGAAGCAATGATGTCATCTGCTTCGGCTGTGTCCACTTCCACCACAGCATACGGGAAGCTCTCAGCCAGTTCTGACTTGATTTGATTCAACGCCTCGAAAATGGCATGCCAATCAAAGCCAGAATCATCACGCGCCTTCTTTCTGTTGGCCTTGTAATGAGGGAACATCTTCTTACGCCAGTATTTCTTGTTGTCACAGGCAATCACCAGTTGGCCAAACTCCTTGCCAAACTTGTTCTTGTAGGACCGTAAGGCGTTCACAATCATGTGGCGAATCAGTGGTGTACTGATTTCTGCATCAGTTCTGCCACGAAGTTCTGCCATCAGAGTGCTAATTGCCGTCTGTGAATAATCCACGATAATCATGTCATACCTCTATGTATTTCTTGCAATCATCATTGGGATCCCGATGACATAGATGCAAGATGTTTGGAATCAATTGTCCTTGGCGTTCCAACTTCACACATTCATCACACAAAACATAACGAATGTGCAAGTAGTTGTCAACACCTAGATATTCAGGACGACAAGTGGATGCAATGTTCTCCACACCAGCATCCACTTGTTCCTGATAGTATCTGGCACAACATTCTGGTATGTTGCTATGAATACCAAAATGATAGTGAAAATTATGGCATCTCATCCAATCCCTGAAAGTCATCAGGATTCCATGCCCTGTTCTTGAATTGCCCTTCATGAATCATGTCCTCGAACGTCTTGAACATGGCATTGAAACGAGCATTATACAGCTCCTTCATGCCAATCAGGATGTTCATGTACTTGTCCTGGTCTTCCGCTTCCATGTTGGTCTCACTAATCATAGTGGCCACCAGGTCCAGGTCATCAGTGACACGCCAGCAATTCATGATGTGTTGTTCCAAATCAAATCTATCAGCCATTAGTCAATCCTCACGATAAGTAGGTCAGTAGTAGTACGTCCCTTCAACGCCTTGCACTTCGCCTTGATGCCATCAAACCAATTCACAGTTTGATTCTTGCGAAGCTTCATCACCTCAGCCAACTGCTCCTCAGGCTTACGAAGAATCTTCTCACAGGTCACCTTGAATCCATAAATCTTGGGACCCTTCACATACAGGCTGTCCTTCACCTCAGCCTCGTAGTACCCAAGGCGGCG